AGGGTGGTTATTTCTATTGATCCGGCTATTACGTCAAATGCAGAAAGTGACATGACTGGTATTGTAGTTGCTGGTGTAGATGTCAACGGAATAGCTTACGTCTTAGAAGATCACACAGGTAGATATACTCCTCAACAGTGGGCATCCAAAGCTGTAGAACTCTATAGAGAACACATGGCTGATAGGATTGTAGCTGAAAGAAACCAAGGTGGCGATATGGTTCGTCACACATTACACACAGAAGATGAAACAGTCCCAGTAAAGCTCGTACATGCATCCAGAGGGAAGATGGCACGGGCTGAACCTGTATCTGCTCTATATGAACAGGATAAGGTTAAACACGTAAGAGGACTTAATGACTTAGAAGATCAGATGGTACAGTGGGAACCTCTAGGGTCCATAGGCTCACCAGACCGTCTTGATGCTTTAGTTTGGGCTATAACGGACCTCTCATTGAATGGCTACGCAAAACCTACGCTGAAACTAGCGTATAGTAGCGCCAAAGGATTAAGGTAATGGTTAAGAAGCTCTCAGAAACAGAGGCCAAGAAGATATTAGGTGTAGCTGGTGATAACACCTACAATGGTCAGATACGGGCTGATGAGTTTCTACCTGAGTTGCGTGGCAAGAAGGCCATACGCAAGTACCGTGAGATGAGAGATAACGACAGTACTATTGGTGCTGTTATGTACGCTACTGAACAAGTCCTTCGGGATGTAGATTTAAAGGTGATGCCAGCCAATGATAGTGCGGAAGCTAAAGAAGAAGCTGAGTTCGTTAAGTCTGTACTTGATGATATGGACCATACCCTTGATGACCATATTGCTGAGTCCTTATCGAATTTGTCGTATGGCTTTGCTTGGTTTGAAGTCATATATAAAAGACGTATTGGCCCTACTGAAAGAAGTGATAAGAGGCGTTCTAAGTACACTGATGGACGTATGGGTGTACGCAAGATTGCTATTCGTGCGCCTTGGACAATCTCTAGGTTTGATGTAGATCAGCAGACTGGTGATGTCAAAGGTATTTATCAGGATGGGTCGGGCTATAACAACTCTAATTATATACCTACTCGCAAAAGTCTGTACTACCGCACGACAACGATTAATGGTGACCCTGCTGGTAGGTCTATTCTTCGCAATGCTTATACTTCTTATGAATATGTCAATAATCTACAGTCTATTGAGGCTATAGCAGTTGAGAGGGAACTTGCTGGTATTCCTGTTGCCCGTATTCCTGCTGAGTACTTGTCAGGGGATGCAACAGCCGCCCAATCTGGATTTGTCAATAACCTGCAATCTATTCTCAGGGATGTCAAGTTCAATGAGCAGGGATACATTATTCTGCCTTCCGACACCTATCCCGATAAAGACGGAGCGCCTACCAACCAGAAACTGGTAGATGTTGAGCTTATGTCTTCTAGTGGTAGTCGTAATATTGACATTGACCCTATTGTAAGACGTTACCAGCACGATATTGCTCGTAGTGTCCTTTCTGAGTTTCTTATGCTTGGTGGTGGTAATACTGGCTCTTACGCCCTCTCCAAGTCTAAGACAGACCTGTTCCTTCGTGCATTAGAGAGTTATATCCAAGCTATTGTTGATGTCCTTAACAAACAGCTTGTCGAGCGCCTCTGGGAGTTGAACGGTCTGAACTATGACCTGATGCCAACTATTGTAGCTGGTGATGTAGCTCCACATGACCTACGTGAGATTGCAGCATTCCTACGGAACTTGAATGGAGCAGACATCAACGTAAGTGATCATCCAGAAGTTATACAGGATCTGATGGATATAGCTGAACTAAGATATGATGCAGAAGCCAAGCCTGTAACACAAGAGGAGCCAGAAGATGCCCAGTCTTAACAACAGAGTTTTTGACAATGGGCTATCTGTACTTGATACTGAAGCCTCTCGCATAGACCTAACCTCTCAGGAAGCCACTACATACACTGAGGCTACCTCTACTTATACATTGGGTAACTCTACGTCACTTTCCATTGCAGCCCCCTCAGACAGATCAGGTGGTGGTCGTGAAGTTGTAGTTGCAGCTATCTCAGATGGATCAGTGACAGGTAACGGTACAGCTACTCACTACGCTATTGTAGACGTATCCAACACTAGGCTGTTAGCTACAGGTTCATTAACAGCTAGTCAAGTTGTCGCATCAGGTAACACATTTACTCTAGGATCATTTACTATCGGTATCCCTGATCCTGCATAATAGAGGTCATGTATAATGACAAGCAGGATACTACAGGAAAATACTGACCTACTACTCACTCAGTCAAACGACCCTTTAATAAATGACAACTTTATTGGTGCTGATGGGTTTAGCACTGGTAATCCCCAACTAGCTACAACAACACTAGCTCAGACACACACCCTAACATCTGTAGCTATAGTTACCCAAGATCCTGTAGTTTCATCTACAGCCATAGCTCAAGAGCATAGCTTAACAGCACTAGGGTTTAACACTGGCTCTCCTGTAGCTAATCAGACTACTCTAGCACAGGAACATAGCCTTACCGCATCAGCTATCCTCACAGGTTCTCCTGCTGTAGCTAATGTAACGATGATAGAGGGAGAGAACTTTGCTCCACCTTCTTTCATCACAGGTACACCCTCTGTAGGTTCTCCTACACTTACTCAGGACTACACACTAACTGCCAATAGCATTCTTACTCCAATACCAGAAGTAGAGGATGTTGTAGATCCAACAGAAGCAATACTTGCACAAGAGATACAGGAATTAGAGAATATGTTTGGTGGGTGGCAGAGAAGAACTTACGAAGTACCTGATGGACGATTAGTCCAAGGTGAACGTGAGATCCAAGCTACTTATGGTGATTATGTTTCTATTGACAAAAAAGCCAAGTCCTTAATCAAGTTTGGTAAGAGTGCAGATTTAACTACTAATGGTTTACAAACTGTCTGGACTGTAGATGGCAACGAAGTTTATGTGTCAGATAACACCATAGCATATGTATCATCTTCTGATGCAACAGATGTCCAAGAAGTTACTATTGAGGGACATACTGTAACTGGGACAGGTTTCGATCAAGAGTTTACCTTTGTAGTTCAGAATGTAACTTTAAATGGTCAGACACCTGTAGCATTAGCCACACCACTAGCTCGTACATCCCGTATGTATAATAATAATGGACAAGAGTTAGTAGGTAGAGTTGTAGTTTATGAGAATACTACTGTTGTTGGGGGAGTACCCTCAGATGCAACTAAAATACATTTAGATATTCCTGCTGGTTTCCAATCATCATTTAAAGCAGCTACGACTTTCAGTAAAGAAGACTACTACTTGCTTACAGGTGCCTATGGTGCCGTGAGTTTAAAGCAATCAGCCGCCGTAGATTTCTATGTAGAAATAAGAGATGCTGGTAAAACCTTTAGACAGGCAGCTTTATTTACAGCATCTTCCGCTGGTGGTGCTTTTAATATCGAACTTGATCCTTGCATAATAGTGCCTAAGAACGCTGATGTAAGAATAACGTGTGAAACATCCTCAAATAACGCTGTAGCATTCGGTTTATTTAGGGGTTACTTAGCTAAGGTAGTATAATGCCCAAAGTTGCACTACAAAATAAAATGAAAGAGCATAACAAGAAGTCTAAGTACAAAGTGACTATGCGTATGCTTGAACAGGTCTATGATAGAGGTGTAGGTGCTTACCGTACAAACCCTCAATCAGTACGTCCTAATGTGACTGGCCCTGAGCAATGGGCAATGGCTAGGGTTAATAGCTTCCTTAAGATTGTCACTGGCTCTAAGAAAGCTACACATGACAAAGATTTACTGCCAGCTTCACACCCTTCCAGCAGCAAGAAGTCAATAGCTAAAGCTAAACTAGCTAATGATGTCTTCTCTACTGAGATGGAAGCTAGAGCTAGAAGTATGGACATGGGTTGTGAAGGTAAGATCCACGTACATGAAGACGGCATAGGACAAGCTGTATACATGCCCTGTGGTAGCCATGAAGAGTATTTGGCATATTACTCCCGTGATGAGGTAGCTGAAGACCCTCAAGAAGAGCCATCAGTAAACCGCTTAGACGCTCTC